TCTTGCGTAAATCCATTTTGCCATTTTTTCTAATTTTTAAAAGTTAAGATATGAGAGAGGGAAGAAGTCTTATCTTCCCTCTGTCGTATCAATTAAATCTATGCATTACTTAGCATACCACAAGACAATGGGTTTCTAACAATGATACCAGATTCAGAAAGAACATGACATTCAAATGAATCATCACCAGTAGCAGAAATCATTGAGTTGTAATCAAATGGATTTACCATACCAGGAACATATTTCTTAACGAAGTTTCGGTTATAACCCTCAGCTCCTTTAGAAATTAATTCCACATTTGATACTCCGTTAGAAGAACCAAAATCCATAAATACCATTCTACCAGATTCGTTTTTCGAATTAAAAGTAGAAGATACAGCATTGTGTAAAGTATTATCATCAAATACAGGACAATGTGCTAAAACTATTTTATTGCCTAATGCATTATATTCAGTAAAGTTACCTCCTAAAGAGATATTTTTACCTTCTTGTACATCTAAGAAAGAACCTCCTGTCATTGAACCAGATGGAGCAACTAACAATTCTTTCATAGCTTTGTGGAAGTCAATACGAGCTTGAGTTCCAGCAAATACTACCCATACATTACCTTCAGCTTGCATAGAACTTAAAGAAAGAGTACCGATAAACTCAGTAATTTTTTCTTCAGTTAAAGCTCCAGCAGTATAAGTAGCTGTATTAGCTGAATCAATTTGAGCAATTACTCCATCACCTATAATAGGTAATCCAGCTCTAATATCATCATCTATACCAGTGTCACCAGGATATCCATCAGCACCAGAACCATCAAATGATTTTTTACCGTACCAACGCATAAGCTCCATTTCATACATGAATTGGTCACTCATTTGTTGTTCCTTAGTAAAGAACCATAATCTTGAACCGTTGTTTTCTACCCAACTAACATCTGTTAAATCTGTACCCATAATCTTACATTTCTTTCTTGACAAAGTCAACCAGTTTTTGTAAGTATCTGGATAGCTGTAATTTTGTCCAACCTCAGATGCTAAAGACCCTTGGTTAAACGCATTACCTATTCTACCAACTGTATCATCTGCAGCGTGATTAGCACCTGTGATTGCATCAATAGCACGAACAGTAATTGTTCTTGTAGTACCTGAACCAGTAGTTTCAACAACCATTGCAGTAGTCCCATCAGAAAAACGAATAATATCATTCGCATTCCAAAGAGTAGCATATTGGTCGCTTGCCACTACGTGTTTTAATACAACACTACCAGTAGCACCTGCTGCAATATCAGAAGGAGCTGCATTTAATATACCTGGTTTAGAATAACGTCCTTGAACTTTCCATTCAAAAGCGTGGTCGCCAATAACTTTTTCCGCAGCTTGACGTCCTGCGTACTCTAATAAATACGTTAGAGTATAACGTGGATAAAGCTGTATAAGCTTCTTACCAATCTCAGGATACTTTAATAGATTAGTTACCAATGCCGTTTCATCAGTAGTTTCTTTTCCATAAGTACCGCTATTTACTTTTAAACTCATTTTAGTAAATTTTTTAATTAAACAATAAATAAATATTGTAACATTAAAACGCTACAATCCTTCTACGGCATTGCCTTTTAAGATTATTTCATTTTCAGTTACGAGTACTACTTCATAAATGCCTTTGCATCAAACCCAGAAGACTTTACTTTGAAGTCGGCTCTGTTTTTACCTTGCAAATCCACGTTAGTAATACTATCAACAATCTTGCTTTTCCCACTTTCAAAACCGCTACTTTCAGCAATCTTTAAAATTTTATTTGCGTTTAAATACAAAAAGGCAGCGTTTACGACATTGTCATGCTTACCAAATGCATCATTATAAAATTTACCAGATACTATGTAACGATATAATTTTTTCTTATCAGAAGTGCTTGGCTTAACGCCATAAATCATTTCTGTATCTTTTAAATGTTTTTGAAGAAGATTTCTATTTTCTTCCATTGCTTTTTGAGATTGAGCTAACTCTTGTTCTTTTTTCTGTTTTCCTTCTTTTGTAGCTTTAGCAACAGCAGTTTTTAAATCTCTACGGATTTTCAAAGCATCTCTTGCTAAAAGACCAGAATCTTCTAATCTTTCTGTTAGCTCTTGAGCTTTTTCTTCTTCCATTCCTTGTGCTTTTAAATCAGCAAGTACAAGGTCGAAATCTTCTAATTTTAGATAATTGCTTAGCTTACCTACTACACTTTTAGATTTTTCATCTATTTCTACAGTTTCTGTAGGTTTGTTTTTATAAGCCTCTACAATGTCATCTATACTTTTTATTTCTACTCCTAATTCTTTAGAAATTTTAGCCCAGTCTTGTGTTGGCTCTTCTTTCTTTGCTTCTACAGGAGTTTCTTCTTTGTCCCAATCTTCTTCTTTTACTTCTTGCTTAGGTTCTTCTTCAAGTTCCTTTTTTTCTTCTTCATCTAAATCCCAGTTATCTTCTACTTTTTCTTCTTCTTTCTCTTCTGGTACTTCTATACTTTCCCAATTAAAAATATCATCTGAAGATTCCTCTTCATTTGTTTCTTCTTTGGTTTCTTCTTTAGAAGCCTCAACTTTAGTTGTTGATTCTTCTTTAGTTTCTTCCGTTATAGGTTCTATATCATCTGATAAAAAACTACTTGGATTAAACTCTTCTTTTTTTTCCTCCTTAACTTCTTGTTCAACTGCTTCAACAGCTTCTTCAGTTAATTTGGTTGTTGCTTCTTGTTCTGCCATAATTATACTTATTTAATTTACAAATATACGATTTTATTTTTTATTACCTGTCACTTCCATTTTTTCTGGACTTTCTTGTCCAGCTGCATCTTGAGCCTTTTTAGCTAATTGCTCATCAACATCTCCCTTAAGCATAGTTTTATTCATATCCATTCTATGTCCAAGGTCTGCTAAATCTCGTTTTAATTTATCATTTCTTACTCCTCCTTCTATTTTTTCATTAGCAGCAATTTTAGCAACTTGAATTTTAGCTTGATTTTGTAAATCAATTTTTTGTAATTCATGTTGTCTATCTGCTTCTTTTTGTTGAGCTTCCATTTCCATCATTTGTTGTTGAGCTTGTTGTGTAGCCTGTTGTTGTTGTTGCATTTGCTCCATTCCTTTTTCTAAAATATGTTCTGCTTCAGTCATAGATTCTGCTTTAACAACTTTTAATACATCTAATAATCCTACGCTACCATTTTGTAAGGCAGCTTGAGATAATTGTGTTATTGTTTGTCTTAATGCATCATCTTTACCAGAATCACCAACAAATACACCATAGTCATTAAGTGCAACATCAGGCAATACATTTAATGCCTTATATGCTCCATCACCTAATATATGAGCTGCTTTTTTACCTCCAGCCCAAGATAATTTCATAAGATTACATAATCTTTCTAAAACTTTTTTCTTTACAATAGAGTGTTGATAAAACCACCCTTCAGTTACTGTTGCTGATTGAACAACACTTCTTTGAACATTTCCTACATATTCGTATTGTTGTACAGCACCTTCTCTTTGTCTTGATACACCAGATATTTGCCCAGCAGATTCTTCTAACATTAATTTTAGATTTATAAGCTGTTGAACAGAATTACTTAATGTAAAGTCAATTTGTTGGAATTGATTAAATGCTGCTGCGCCACCACTTTCATCTTTTGAGTTAATAGGAATAACGCCATCTGCTTTTAAGTGATAGAATATGTCTTGCATATTCATACCTAAATCAGAAGGTAACTGACTTACATCATATACAACTGCCTTACCTCCAGCACGAGATAAAGCAAGTTCTATATGATACATCACAATATTATACAGGGTTTGTACATTTCTTAACATATCTACAAGAGATAAACCTCTTCCTCCTTGTAGATTTTTAATTGCTCCTGTATAAGATAGAGGGGTACTTCCAGGGTCGTCTACACTTCTTATTTGATTTGGTCTTCTTCCCCAATTAACTAACATCTTTCCACCAATCATAGATGCCTCCCATACATCATCTATAAATTTAGTTTCTATTCTTTCTCCTTTTTTCTTTTTATAGTTATCAGGAACTTGTTTAGAAAAGCTTTTTTCAGGATTAAATTTATTTGGAGATATTTTAAACTTCAAAGCTTTTATACTTTTCCATTCGGCATGAACTACACGAATTCTTGTACCTCTTGAGTTATCATAATCTATCCAATCAAAATATTTATTATAATCACTTAAATCAGTATATCCTGTTGCTTGTCTTAATTTTTCTATTTCTTTAATTTCTTCTGGGCCTAACTCATCTCTAAACTCATCAATAATTTCATTAGGTGTTAACCATCTTTCTTCACCAACCCATTGTGCATCATCTAAGTATTCTGATTCAGTACTTGCATCATATATAACACTTCTTGGGTCAACTCTTCTTACATGAGGGTCTCCGTTTTTAATACCAATTTTATAAAATTCTTTAGCTGTAATTAAAAAATCTTTAAATCCATTCTTAAATACTTCTTTTACATTATACTTATCTATAATATAATTTAACCCATCTTGTACGGTTTCTTCTATTAGCTCTTTATAAGTATATCGCATATATTGCTCTATATCATCAGGAATAGGCATATTTTGTCCCTCCATATTAATCTCCATTCCCGTTGCTTGCTTTAACTCCTCATTAACATCTTTTAATAATTCATTCATTAACATAGTAGTCCTATGTTGCTCTTTTCTATTAATAGCTTCTTTGTTAACAGTATTAACCTTAAAGTCTAAAGGTCTACGTAGTTCTTCTCCAATAAGTAAATCTACTTTTCTTGAAGTAATAGGATAATGAACTAATCTTGCTGGATATGGAGTACCATATTGTTCTGTTAAGTAAGTATATTCTTTTTGGTCCATAGTACCATTATACAACTCATAATTCTTAACATCTTTAAATCTTACATTTGATACTGGAGAATCGTCATAATTTAAATAGTGCACAATAGCGTTAACCATTTTCTCACACCATTCTTTAGTTTTTTCTTCTTCACCAACAAATATGTTTGGAAAATAAATATCAGGCATAGCTTCTAATTATATATATAAGATTCAAGTTTTCCAGACTTATTGCGTCTATATTTAACGAATCCCATTTTTTGTTTGTTATTATCTTGTTTTATCTGTCTTTCAAATATGTCTAAACTATGAATTAAACAAAGACCAAATGCCATAGCACGGTCAGTATTTCTATATCCATAGTCAGCCAATTCATTTAATAATTCCATAAACCAAATATCCTCTACACTATCTTTTACATAAGTATCTACCACTTGTTCTAAAAGTGCTTTTACTTGTTTGTTCATATGCACTCCATATCTATTTCTTACCGTAGTATGTGGAGTATGTGCACTCTTTGGTTTTTCTTTTAAATATTTTATTGCTCCCATTCTTTTAAAATAATCTAATATACCTATTTTGGTATACTCTATTAACATTTTTGCATTATAGTAAACCGCTAATTTAAGACAATTATCCCAAAAATCCATAGCAGTTCTTGGTCTATCGGTATATTCTGCTACAACTAAATCTGACGGCTCATCAACACTTAAGAATCTTCTATATATTATAGCAGACCCTTTTGACTTAGATGCTCCTGCTTCATCTTGGTCATAACTATCAATACCCCCAATATCCAAATTATTAAAACCTGGTTTTGGATGGAGTAGAATATTTATTGTTCCATTAATATCAGGAACCCACTTAACTCTATCTGTCTTTCCGTCCTCATCTATAACCCACTCTAAATTTCCTTTTTCAATTTGTGTTTCAAGCTCTTTTGTAGAGAGTATTCTTGAACGCTGTGCATTAATTAAAGATATATCAAATCTTGCGTTTTTAGTTTTAAGAAAAGCTTCCTCTACTACTAAAGGATAATTTTGTATATGCAGATTATAAGCATCAACTTTTCCACTTTGTCTCAATAATTCTCTTTCTTCTTCTAATTTCTTTTCTGCACCTTCAGCATCACTAACACCAGTTTTTATATCAAAAAATCCAAAATAAGCTTTTGTGGCAGGTATAAACATAGGTGTTAAGTTAAAGGCTTCGGCATTATAATATAATTCCATAAAATCCTTACTCGCTTTTTCTATATCACCACCTGTACCACCAATTACAGGAACTCCAAATTGAATATCACCATCCATAAAACAGGCTTTTGAAGCCATATAGGCTTTCAATAAAGATTTAAATTCACCTGCCTCTTCAAATATCATAGTACTTAAACGTTCTCCCTTAAATACATCTGGGTTATCCATCGTTCTACAATGTATAAGTGACTGATATCCACCTGTTTCCCACTTTCCATCTACATTTTTTCTCTTAAATCCACTACGCAACATATCTTCAGTATCCTTTAAAACAGAATGTTTAAAGTTTTGATGCAAGGAATTTAAACCTTTTTTAACTTTATCAAAGAACGCATTTGCAGTAATTTGCAATCCAGCTCCAATTCCTACTTCACTATGTGGATAAAAGGTATACTCGTGAGCTAATAGCCCTGAGTTCATATATGAGAACCCCTTATCCCTGGCTTTTACTACAATCATACCGTGGTTATTTATTTGACAATCCTCGAATAAATCAAAATATTCGTGGTCCATGTCTCTATACCACGGATGTATTAACGTTTTTCTTGCACTCTTTCCATCTCCACTATTTCCTAATATCCAATAAAAGTTTAGATAGAAGTAATACTTCCCTGAAATCTTCTTCATTCCGTGTGGCTTATAGCCATTCAAACATCTATCTAATTGTTCATTCCACCATTCCTGATAACTTAAGCTATCCTGCGGCAAGTCTGGTAATCCTTTTACTGCTACAGGCCTGTATTTATCAGGGTCTGGTTTTATGTTCCTCATCTATGTCTTAGCGTTACTTGCAACAAATATTTCTACGTCTCCAGCTGCATCAGCAAAGTAAGCATATATAGTTCCAGCTACTTGATAGGTTAACCCACTATCTAATTCACCATCTGTTATTGTGCTTGCTTGTACTGTAAATGCACACTTAGGAAACATAAAAGATTTATTTACAGGTATCTGCACTGCAAAAGACTCATCGCTATCGTTTGAAATTACAAGTTCCAAATCGTCATCTGATGAATTTAAATTTGTAATTCTTATATACTGAACAGAATCCTCGTCAAATAATTGGTCTGTGCCAGTACTATGGAATCCTAATAATGTAGTTCTTGTATCTACAGGAACGTTTACTATTCTTTTCCACGATTGAACAACAGATGTTGATGAAGATTCTGAAGTAACTCCTCCTTGGTCTTTGCCATTAAGCGTTAAAGCTTCTGTAATTGTCGTTGTTAATGTTGCCATGTTTTATTTTTTTATGCGGTTACTCCGAAAATTTCTATATATGTACCTGTCCCACTTGCTAATGCGGTTATAGTTGTTATTGTGTCTTCTGTTACACCAGCTTCTAAAAACTCATTACTCGAGCTATTATAAGCATCATCTGCATTAAATATATCGTCAGACAATAAAAAACTATGTCCTGGATTTATCATCAATTTAGTGATTTCATCTGTTCCTCCTTTATTGGCATATAAGCATATATCTACTGTATTTGATGCGTGTGTATTAGTTATTCTCAAATATTTAAAATCTCCTGTAACTAAAGTGTTTCCATCATTAGCTGCTCCAATTTTAATTATTTCATACTCTTCACTATTATCTATTGCTACTATTCTTCTAAAAGATTCAGCACAACTACTTTCTGTTACGGTTGTAGTTGTTCCTTGGTCTTCTCCGTTTAGTGTAATAGATTCTGTAATTGTAACGGTTAAATCTGCCATTTCTTAAATTTTACTTATTATTATCATATTTATTTTCCAAGAAAGACATTGTTATGTCTCCCATTAATTTTTGTCTCTTACCCCTCTTTTCTATGGCATCTAACAATGTTTGGCGAGTTTTAAGAATTTTCTCAATACCAATCATTATCTTCTGCATACTCTCTGCATTGTCTTCTGTTATCTTCACATCCTTCATCAAACTTGTATACTCGTCAATCTTTTCGTTGAAGGCTTGCAGCTGAGCATCAAGTGGGTCAAACTGCATCTCTTTATATTTAGAAATCGCGTCAGCGATTTTTTTCGCAGAACGATGCCTATATTGATACACTCCAAATAGGTCATAGCTCACTGCTCTTGTCCTTTCCTTTTCATTATAGTGCCTATATGGACTATCGTAGTCACATATCAAAGCTACATACTTTATAGCATTATCGCCATAAGCATCAACCAATACCCTAAATTCAGGTACAAGCATCAGCCCATCATCATCTGTATGTATGTCCCCTGCCTTATTTATACTTAATAAATACATGCCCTATATAATTAATCTCCCTGATACCGAACAAAAATCCTCAGTATCCATCTTATACCCCCTCCCACACTTCTTAAACTAACACTGGTGTCCCTTATCTCTACTTGATTATCTGTAAGAAAAGAAACAACCCTTAATTCAGCTTCCATTAATTCCTTTAACCCTTTATACCCCTTAACCAAGACAACCCTGTCTCCTTCCTTTTTTAATGCTCCGTATTTTGTATAGACTGGCTTGAATGACATATAAATAGTTTTTACAAATATACTGAAAAAATTTTTTATAGGCGTGAAAGAGTGATACTATATAGGTAATCACCCCTACCCTACCTGAAACTTTGGATAGGGTATGCCTGAAAGCTACATAAATATTACAATATTTTATCAAAGTATTAATCATAAATTATTTATCATGAAAGAATTAGTTTTATCAAACAAAGCAATGAAGTTAACTATCAAGGACGATATCAAGCTTCGTCACAATGAAGGTATATTTGAAGGAGCAATCAGTGGTCCTATTAAATTCCAAGAGAGTGATTATCCAAACGAGGACGGTACTCCAAGACACTTCATTAACATTCCTGTATCTAACGATACGCATTATGATTACGTTAATCTAACGCTTCCTAATTGTACGTTCACTAAAGACGGTGAGTTGTCAGGCTTTGAGCTTACAGGACGTTCAGGTCGTAGAACAAATGGAGTGCTTGTTAGCAATGGTGTAAGCAGTTTGTCTGAATTAGTTGAAGGACTTGAGTTCAAGTATGCAAGAGTTCCGAGGCAAGAGGATAGCAAGCGTGGAAACGTTGTGAGCATTGAAGCATTTGAAGATGGTAAGCCGAAAGAACAGGCTTCTATGTCTGATTTATTAGCATTTATCAACGGAAAGGCATAAAATTAGGGGGATTTCCCCCCTTTTTTGTTCACTATCATAATACTAACACGATTTTTTGTTGGTGTGAGTGCGACAGAGCGATACTCTATTTCCCGTACAATTCCTATTTAATTAATTATGTAAGTCATTGGGAATCAATAGGTTATTGCTTTGTTGCTCTCTTATTGTGTAGTGAATAGTTTTATTTTAGTAAAGACAAGTTAATCATTTATTTAAACAATCAACAAAAAAAATTATCAGTTATGAAAAAGTTAATCATTTTATCGAACGGTTCAGTAGTTATGTGTAAGACATCTAAAGATTATAGGTCATTAGTTAATGATTTAATTGGGACAGGTATAGTAATTCTATCTTGTTCTGTATTGTAGTGAGTATTTAAGAGTAGAGTCCTGTGAAGAATAGTAGCAGGATTTTGCTGCTTAAGCAAAGTTACGGAAAATAAATTTAATAATCAAGTAATGGATAAGAAGTCATATAATATATTTAAGCGTATACAAGCGTGTTTGCGAGTTGGTGAACGCGTATCACCCTCAGAATTAGTGTTTTATAATAAGTATCTAAAAAGTATCAACAAATGAAAAAATCTTTTAAAAAATCAATTATTTTAATATCATCTGCCATATTATTGATAAGTGTAATGGTATTAGTAGGAACATCATTGTATTTTATATTGGAAAACACAATAGGTGATGCTCATAACCATATAGGAATGATAATATTTCCTCTGTTAATGAGTGTTCTATTATGTTTTATAGTAATAGATATAATAAGCTCTGTGGAAACAGAATCATATATAAAGCCCATTAAACGAGGCTGTAGCATCAAAGAACTTAATAAGGAAATGAATAATTATTTTAAAGGTAAGAAATCATGAATAAAAAAAATGAACTTCAAGCAAATGTATTTATAATAATATTAACTGTATTAGCAGTAGTGTTATTAATGTCAAGCTGTGCACCTGGATGCTATTCAGGATTTTGCAATACATATAGTCAAGTAGAACAATCAGAGAATATTAACTGTTTAAATTAAATGTTATGGATAAATTAAGTAAAAAACAAAAAGAAATAAAAGAATTAAAAGTGCTTAATCATATTAGTAACTTATATGAATTTGAATATATGAGATTATCTTCAAGTGGTAGAGAAACACTTGATAAGTTACATGAAACATTAATTAAATTATATAGCCATGAGTAAATTAAGCAAAATTCAAAAGAAAAGACTTATAGAATATATAAGCAATCAACCAAAGTTAAGAGTACCAAGAGAGATTTCAGCAATTAAATCAAAACTAATGAAATCATTAGCAGTATTATTAATGATAACATTATGTAGTTGCGAGAAAGAAAGTGTATACTTAAGAAACTACCAGTTACCTGTAGATTATAATAATCCTGAAGGACTTGGTGCTGGAAGCCCATATAGATACGTAGTAGGTGAGCCTGACTCTATATTTGTACAGAGAATTATAGAAGGTGAAAACCTAACAGAGTATCAAGCACAATTCTTAACTATATCACCTGTTGCTTGGCATCAGTATAAGGATAATATTGAAATAGTTAATCCTGACCCAAGATATATGGCATTTCCTCATAGTATTATGAGTACGTCAGATAACTGGGGCTGGGACCATTTATATGAACTATGTCAAATAGGTGAAAGAGATTTTAATAACAAATATTTTAATGGTCAACCAACATTGGGCATGACATGGGCTCCTTGGGACTGTAGTTATGTAGAATCTTGGTATTAAAACTTAAAAGAATAGAAGTAGTATGGTGAAACCTGTCCTGGGAGGAGGGAAAGGTTGACAATAGAACTGCAGTCATATTGTTTAAAACTGTCACATTAGGTGCGAAATAAACTGCCCAGACTTCTATTCTTTTATTAACATAGAGAAAAGAGTATACATATCTATAAGTTTAAATAGGTGCGTTAATAATCATCAGCGTAACCAGCTTTGTGTCAAAGATATGTATGCTCTTTATTTTTTTTAAACAATCTATTATGAATAATCAAGGTAATATACAGTTAGCAGAACAAATAGCATTAAAAGATATTAAGAAGTATCTTGATTCTTTAGCAAAAGATATAAATATAATGACACCAAAAAAAGATGATACATATTATCATACTAATGATTATTGGGCACCAAGAGGTGTTGATATAATCAAGGGATATTATTTTGTTACATCTACAATCCTTTTATCTCAGGGTAAAGAGATAAGAAAATTAAATAAATTAATAATTAACAATTAAAAAAAATCACATGAAAAAATTAATCATTTTAGCGTGTATGCTTGTAGGATATTCAAGTGTAGCGCAGGAAGCATGGAATCACAATAGAATAGATGATTTCTTAGTATTAGATACAGTATATCACAGTAATTATATTGAATTTGAATGTATGGATACTGGACTCAATGGATGGGAGTTTTTTATAATAGATGAAAACTATGAAGTTGAATATTATATGGTTAGTATAATAAGCAATGATAATGTTTTAGATATGGAAGATACCTGGGTTCATAAAGGAACTTCATTTGAAACATTAGGATATATGTCAAGAAAAACAATAGATGCTTTAGAAACGGCTGGCAAATATAAGGTCTCTAAGCACGATGTAGAAGGACTTGATGGATACGATGAGGAGTTAGCTAATAAAATTATTAACAAAAAAAATCAATAAGATATGTGTGGATTAATTGGATTTAGTGGGCAACAAGCCCAGCAAAACAACTTGTTATATACTATGATTATCAACGACTCAAGAGGTGGTCATAGTTCAGGATGTTATTTTAATGATAACTTTTATAAATCAACAGGGGAAAGCTATAATTTGCTTCCTCTGTTACCAAGCAGTATAAATACTGATACGTTTATAGGACATACAAGATATGGAACACACGGTGAGAATAATATAAAGAATGCTCACCCATATCAATATGGTAATATAATAGGAGCTCATAATGGCGTGCTTCAAAACTATACAGAAGTAGGAAAGAAATATGGACTTAAAGATACTGTTGTAGATAGTCAAATGATATTTAAAGTATTAAACAAGACAAAAGATATTAATACATTAGGTGAATTTGATGGAACAATAGCAGTAATATATACTGATGATAATAAACCAGGAGAATTATATGCTTATAGAAGAAATAATCCTTTGTATTGTGGACGAATAAAAAATCAAGGGATATATTTTTCTTCATTGGAAGAAGCATTAAAAGAAATTAATTGTGATGAGATATGGCAATTAAAATCTGATTATCTATATACTTTTAATAAAGGAGAGGTGAAGAATAAAGTTAAAATAAAAACAAACTTTATAGAAAAGCCTACTGTTAATTGGTATGATTACAAGACTGAATTAAATGATTCTGAAACTGAAGTATTTCATGATGTTAATATTAGACAAGATGGTTCTCAATATAATAACTCCTACAGTTATAATAGTGAATGGGCTGATGGAATGGAGTTAGAAGAACATATAAACTTGGTAGATAAATTAATGAACGATAGAAGAATATCACGAGAAGAATCATTGAAGCTATGGGAATTAAAAGAATATCTTCTTGAATACGTATATTAATATTATGCTGAAAAAGTTATTAATGATTTTAGCAGACGACAAATTTATTGACGATATGTCTCTGTGTATCAACAAGTTAGTTGATAGAATCAAAGAAGATGATGTCAAGTATAATAAGAAGGATATAGAAAAATTAATGGGCGAAATTAAATCACTTAAAAAATATCTTTAATATGGAATCTAATTTAACAACAAACATACACAATACAATATTAGAATCTTGTGAGCTAACTACAGTTACTTGTCCTAATGATGGTAATACATATCAAGTTCCTACAATACAATCAGTTGAAATAGAAGGTGTTTTATATGATATGGAACACGATAGTATTATATACTGTGAAACATCAGACGATTGGGAAATATTTCAAGAAGATTATCATGTCTGGATAGATGATTTATGTTATGGTAACGACGATGATAATGTAGTATATGATGAAGCTCTTGAGGAATACAACCATATGGATAATTGTAGTTATGGATGGATAACCAGGCATACAGAGGGATATTTTTGTAATGAATCTGATTATGTTTATTCAGAAACACATGATGTATGTTTTATAGATAGCGATGTAGCAGAAATACATGGATATTATTATCGTAGTTGTTGTGAAGACTTTGTTAGAGAAGATTACAGCTGTGGCCACGATGAAGAAAGAAGAGAGGACTGGTGTGAATTTAATAATATATTAAAATCAGTTGCTGTAAGCCAGTTAGAAACTGCTTTAAAAGGTGGGTATGATATGTATATCAAAAAGATAGAAAAAGAACCTGTTCAAAATAAAAATCTATATGTACAAAAAGGAATGTATGATACTATGTTTTCTAAAACAGGAGGAATGAAATATACATTTGGAGTAGAAATAGAAACAAGCTCTGGAGATATGGGTGAATTTGAAGATGATTTTAATTGGTCTTGTGTATATGATGGAAGTATAAGTGGCGGAGAATATGTTACAGGAATTCTTATGGGAGATAATGGAATGAGTATTTTAGAATCTATGTGTGATGAATTAAGTAACTATACAGAAGTAAATAGAAGCTGTGGATTACATGTTCATATAGGTGGTTTTATTCCTAATAGAAAGTTTAGTATGATGGCTATAAGATTAGGCTGTCGATTACAAGGCGAGTTATTTATGATGCAACCATTATCAAGATGGAATAATAATTCGTTTTGTAAATGGATAGAAGAAGAGAAGTATGAAAAAATAAACTTTAATACAGGTCTTCAATTATTAGCAGACTATATAAAAATTCCAAAGTTTGATAAGAATAATAATAAAAAGTTGAGTCATCGTGAAGGAAGATATTGTCCTTCAAGATATACATGGCTAAATCTTAATAATTGCAATACAAAAAGTATTAATACTACTGAGTTTAGAATGCATAGCTCAACAACAAATTTTATGAAAATGAAATATTGGATATTAATGTGTATGGCTTTTGTAAGGTTTTGTGAAAACAACCAAAGAGATATTATGTTCAATATTAAACATTGTTCTTTAAAATATGTTCTTTATGAGGCTTATAATAAAAAGTTGGCAAATGATATATGGTCTTATTATAAAACAAGAGTTGAAAAGTTTTATAAACAAATTGGAGAAAGAGAACAGCTTCATAAAGCTTATGTAATTAAATTTGATAAGCATTTAATTACTGTAAAAAAAGATAAGAGTAATCCTTTTGATACAGAAAGAATCATTAAAGGATGGTCTAATTTATAACACAAGCTGAAGGGAGCTTGTATATAATAGTGCGACACCTGAAAGTAAACTATGTATGTGAAGAGTGTCCGAGAAACTACACACTATTATATTTTTAAAAATAAAAAACTATGAAAGTAAAAATTCAGAACAGAAGTGTTTACCATAAGTTTGGAGAGATAGAGATAGAAATACCTAAAGATATTAGAGAAGAAGATATACACGAATATCTACTTGACAACGAACATCTATATGCAAACAAGATAGATAAAGCAATAAGTGAATCTAACTTGGAATATGGAAGTGGAGTAAATGATTATAGAGGTATGGATGATGAGTCAGATAGCGAATGGAGATTTGAATGTGAACAATTAAAAATAGGAGGACATTTATAAAAATTAAAATTATGGAGAAAAAAAACTTATTAGACCAAGTAGATGATGGATTCAACTACTTTAATGATAGAATGGAAGAATTAAAAACTGATGATATATATTACATAGAAGCATTTATGAAATATATAGAAGTATTAGAAGCTAAAGTTGATGGA